GCAAGCTCTTCTTTGAAATCAAACCAGATTTCTGCCTTTCCTTCTCCGTGATCTGAATAATATGTTGATAGATGCTTCTGACGACCATGCATTTAATTTACTCCTGAATAAAATTAGATATGTTTGGGTATATTTTACTTATAGCCTCAGCTGTTGCTTTAGCTAGATCCATATGCTCTCTTTGCGTACCATTAGCTGATCGCAATTCGATATAATGTATCCATGATCTAATTGTTCCATTCACATACAGACGAGATACTGTATTACCTTCTGGTAGTACAACTCGTGCTTGTTCTTTAGCAATACCATTTTCGATTGCCCATTTGTAAGCAGTCATAGCTGAATGCCATACATTACGTTGATGTTGTTCCCACTGTACGTGTAGAGAAGTATCATCTGTTATAACGCTATTCTGTCTATTCTTCTCATCTTGTAGTCTTGCTTTACGTATTACTACAGAGTCATCTAACTCTCTAATATCAGCATAGCGTTGAGAAAACTCTTGAAAAGAAAATGATCTATGTCTTAGCAGCTGTCGAGCGATGTCTCTAGTTGTTGTAATTTCCATACATGCTGACGCCATTTCGAACGGGCTCCAGTGCTTATGCTTAATAAGGTACTCGAGCAGCTTGGGTGTCGTTTTGGTGTTAGCTTGGTTCGATGGATTGGAGACACGGGCGCAATAAGCGACGAGGTCTTGGATGTTTTCGAGGCCCATAATTCCTGGTTCGCCTGAATGTACATGCCGTACAGGTTGACTGTGCGATAATAGTCTGACATGCATTATCCTTGACCTCGAGACTTTTTATATGATCGACGTTTATGTTTATTCATTGAAGATGTTTTAACATTACCTTTACCAATACTGGTCTTCTTCTTAAAGGTTATACCTTTTTGTGCCATTCAGCTACTCCATTTTAAAATCTTTGAATCGTTCGTTTACTTGAGACTTATCGAATGCTGGTGTATCATCTACAACACCTTCAGTAGGATTCTCTGCATCGAATAGTCTCATCTTAGATCTATCAACTCCTAGTACAAAGCGTTTATACTTACCAGGATCGTTATATCTATTCTTAAGCTGCTTAACCATTATCTGTCCTTGAGATTCTAACTCTTCAGATGATATAAGAGCAATCATTAAGTCAGCGGTAGCGGGTAGTCCAAAAGACTCGGACGTATCTTCAAGCCCAGGGTCTGAGCTAGTAAAACCCGAACGTGTCGTTTGCGTTGCAGAGAAGACCGGTACGTTGAACTCAACAGCAAGGCCACGTAACTCCTCGGCAATAGCTTTAATATACGTATAAGAATTGATCGATCCTCCCATAGCTTTCATACGAGCAGATGCACAGATATTAAGATAGTCAATAAAGATAATCTCCGGTACAAAGTTACGTTTAAGCTTTAGTTCGTTTAGTAGCGCTCTGAAATGACTAGAGTTAGCCGCGCCTGTTGGATATTCTTTTATGATTAACTTACCATTAGTCTTAGAAGCAATATCATCTACCTTACTCTTAAATATAGGCTTAGCGATATTCTCTAATTGATCAATAGGTATGTTAAGTAGATTAGCATCTATACGTTCAGCGATACGCTCTTCAGCCATCTCCATAGTAATATATAGGACGTTTCTTCCTTGGCTTAGTATGTTACCAGCCATATGACACATAAAGAGTGACTTACCTACTCCGGTTCCTGCGAGCGCAATATTGAGAGTTTTATTAGGAATACCACCTTTTGTGATTCGGTTAAGGTATTCCAGATCGAAAGGTATTCTTTCTTCTTGCTCGTGATAGAAGTCATAACGTTCCTCTACATTCTCGATATAGTCGTGACCGACTGATGAGTCAAACGTTACAGCTAACGCTTTCTGTAATAAATCAGGTAAAGCGTTCTTAGTAAGCTCTTGATGCTTACCGTCAATTATAGAGATACTCTCCATAATCGCATTATGTATAGCTCTATCTTGACACCACTTCTCAGTAGTATCTTCAAGCCATTCCTTATCTGCTTTCTTAGTTACATCGTCGAAGATGTTAGGTAACATCTCCATAGCAGCAGTATACTGATCGTCATTGTAACGACCACTTTGATCTATCTCAATCTTAAAAGCATCTATAGTAGGTAGCTTGTTGTATTTAGCAACAAACTTACCTACCTCAAGAAACAATTGACGAGTCACACCCTGAAAGTATTCAGGCTTTATAAATGGTAGCACCTTACGCATAAACGATTCATCTATCAATAGATGACGTAGTATAAGCTGCTCTAGATTATTGTTCATTCTTACTCATTTCATTTAAGTTTTCAAACATTACGCTCTCTAGTATTTTACCTGCATATCGTTGAAAGTGCAAGTTATCAGTTGTAAGTTCTTCATCAGGACTAGAATGTAACGTAACATTAAACTTCATCATATCAGACTTATTATCAATAGAGATCTCTCCAAAGGAGAATACTGACTCAATAAACTCTCCTTCTTTGATTCGTATATGCCAATGATCATCATCACCAGGGATTAACTCAAACTCTTTGTTCTGCTCGAACATACCTGGTATACTAACCATCAACACTCTCCACTATGTCATCCATACTTACTAAGGACTTATGTCCTATCTGATATTGCTTCTTTAAGAAATCTTTGAAATCTGATCCATCAAATATTGGATCCCAAAACGATTTTTCGAGCGTAGCATCGTATCTAACTTTACCTCCGATCTCGCCAGTTGATGGGTCAACCACAGCGTACCATCCGTTAGAAGGCTTAACAACATAGCCACCAGCGAGAGCACAATCCAAGAGACCAGAATACTTACGTACCCCACCCTCCCAAGAAACTGTAATAGGTATTTTTGACTTCTCTTTAACATAACGACTTTTCTCCACATTAATAACAAAATGATATCCTTGAATCTCTGTACCTTTTTTATCTTGCTGACGTCCTAAGATCCAAATATTATCAGCACTGTAATAGATACCTGTACCACCACCAACTACATCTTTAGGAAACAATCCTATCTCTTTATAGGTATGATTGATAGCCAGCATAGGTATATTTTTCATAGTAAGATAAGGAGTAGTCATACGGAATAGACCCTTAAGAGCCTTTGCACGTGACATATCTGCTACTGACTTCTCATTGATAGCATCATCTAGTTCTTTCTTAGATGCTAGGTTACCAATAGAATCAATAACAATGATTACCTTATCAGCTCTCTCGATAGTCTCAAGCTGAGATATCAAGTCAAATTTTAGCTCTTCTACGTTAGCAATAGGGGTATGTAAGATACGAGAAGTATCAATACCGAATTGCTCAAAGTATGATTGAGGAGAACCAAACTCTGAATCGTAGAAGAGCATTACGGCATCAGGATGACGATCAAGATATGCACCAGCCATTAATAAGGCGAATGATGTCTTGAAATGTTTAGAAGGTCCAGCCAGCACAGTTAAGCCTGGGGTCACTCCTCCATCTACTGAGCCTGACAACGCTACGTTTACCATAGGTACATTCGTAGGCGTCATATCCGTTTCTGTGAAGAACTTAGATTCAGACAGGATATCCGTCGATTTGATCTTTGAGTTCTTCTTTAGTTTGTCCATAATTGACATGTTGTTGTTTCTCTCTCTCGTCTAGTTCATATTGTTGTCTATAACTATTGTTTATTATAGCGGCTTCCTTCAATAAGGTCAACTGTTTATTATAGTTTATAAACGCAGAAACATCTTTAGGGAAGCATGCTCCTCCAAAGCCTTGCTTTCCATCAAATCCAGGGACTTTGGTATGACTAGGCCCAATCCTATCATCAGCACCAATAGCTTTAATAATTGTTGCGAAGTTTGCATTTGTTTCTCCTATTGCGTCGTATAGTTGATTAAAGAAAGTAACCTTCATAGCTAAGAATGTATTGATAGAGTACTTAACAAAGGATGCTTCTTCTCCTGTCATATGATATGAAGGACAATGAGAACATAGACTATACTGTGTATATAATGTCTCAACTTTATCTGTAGCCCATTGCTCACCTCCTAGTATATGAAAAGGAGGATCAACGAATTGCTCATTAGCAGACTTCTCTGTAAGAAACTCTGGATTATAAACAACATGGCTAGGCCACTTCTTAACTATATCAGGTGTTACTGTTGACTTGACTATAACTAACTGAGCAGGTAATTTATTCATAACATCATCTAATATAGACGTACTACCCATTGGAGTAGGAACACAAACAAAAATAGCGTCATACGTTTTTATTTCGTTGACGCTTAAGTCATCCAGGCTTGTATTGTAGATAGGATCTATTATAGTCTTTACTACTTTAGGGTGACTAAAACCATAGTCAACAGCTTTACCTACAAAGCCGTGACCTACAATTAAAATTTTAGGCATTATTTACTCTCTTCCTCAAATCACTTGTAGAGAATCTATGCTCTCTTTTATTGAAGTATATCTCTATACCTCTCTTAGCACATATAGCTCTACCTGTAAATGTACCGTGTTTATATTCTTCACCTATAATACGAACATCAATCTGAAATGTATTCAGTATGTCTTCTAAGTCTTGTTCTGTTTGATATGGTATAATCTCATCAACATAACTTACTCCAGATAACTGTATATACCTTTCTACTAAAGTCTGTACAGGTTTATTTTTATCTTTTCTATCTATAGAAGGATCTACTTGAATAGCGCAAATAAGATAGTCACACTGCGTCTTAGACTCTCTAAGCATTGCAATGTGACCAGCGTGTAATAAATCAAATGTAGATGCTGTAAAGCCTACTTTCATTTCTTCTTTCTCAATCTACGGAGTTTAGTATACAGACGTTCCTGTTTATCTAGTAATAAAGCTTTTAAAGTTCTACGCTTAATTCTAGCTGTAGTTGATTTATGAAGTCTTTCTGCTTTAGTCATTATAGTATCTCCTTATACTGTTCCGTTTTTATATGCGTATTCTAGTGCGTTATTCGCTTCTACCTCCATAGGTCTATTCTCATACCATTTACCAGTCTCTATATCGAATTGACGACACAGCTCAACTATCTGAGTAGCCGTAATAGGATATCCTTTATCTATAGCCTTTCCAGCTACAGCAATCATTATACGATACATCTGTCTATACCAACCAGTACCTGATATAGAGATATACTCTACCGCTAGGTTCTTAGGCCAGAAAGGACAGTCTCTATATGACGTCCATACAAAGTTAGTATTATCTAGTTTACCTTTACGATACTCTATTACTTGCTCTCTAAAAGCAGGAGGTAGTCTATCGAGAAAGGACTGAGCATTTCTAGTATCATCATATGGCCACTTGGCGAGAAGGACAGCCAAGTCAATAGGCTCGCCACTATTACGGTAGAAGAAGTTATTAGCACCGTCATAGTCCGCTGGTATGTAGTACATCCTAGCAAGGTCTTTAGTCTGTGCATCTCCAATTTCGTTGAGCTCTTGGTTAAGAGCGTACCAGAAGTGACGTAGTTTAGTTGAGTCAATCGGTACGTCAGTGTTGAATACAACTCGAAACTTTGGATGGTCATCCGTACTTGAAGCAGTACTATACACCACATAATCATATTCACCAAAACGATCACGTAAAACATCTTCTAAGTCTCCTTCAATAACTAGATCATCTACATCTACTGCTGCCCATCCAGACCATTGAATAACATTCTCGTTCTTACGAGTAGTATCAGGCTTGAATATAGCAGGAGTAATTAACTCTGCATCTTGCTTACCGTTAAGCTTTCTTTTAGATAGTTTATATAGGAACAGAGTAAACTTATCCCATGACTCAAAGTCCATACGACGATGAGTTTTATTATCATATACAAATCTATTCTGAGCATCCCACCATCTAGGAGACTTGAATATTGTCATACTATACAAAGAAGTCCTCCAACGTAGCTACAGGTTCAACATCCCAGTTAAGAGCATCGAGTAGATGCTTGATAGGGTCAACGAATGCTTTCTCATATTGTTTATTATAGTCGATAAATCGATGTAAGTCAAGCTCTTTAGGTAGATCGTTAGCATAAGCAATAACGTTCTCTTTGATAGAGTTAGGAGTCTTAAGATAGACGAACTTAATCTTCTCACCGTTCTGTATTATCTCATACTTCTGATCTAGACCAGCTTGCTTTATATAATGATTATATAACAAAGCACCTCTCACATGGATAGGACAAGCCTTCTTATAGATAGTTTTCTTATCAGCCCAAGTAAACGGTACTCCGTCTTTCTTCTTAGATATATTACATCCTCTAGGAAACGATACAGAC